TATCACAAAAAGAATGTGATAGATTCGTAGAAGGTGAAGCAGAAGTTGTAGATTTCGAAAAAATAATTAATGATTTTGCATTAATAAGAAATAAATGGTTAGGAATTACCAAGGCATTGGACCAGAAACAATGGCAAATTACCAACATCGTAAAATTACGAGTGGCTGGAATGGAAGATGCCACAATTTAACTAAAAGTCAAGCATTTGCTTGACTTTCTTTTAACAATATTGTATAATACTTGGTATGAAAACAATAGACCAAATACTTAGAACATTAGTAAACGATCCACAATTGGTGTCAATTTTACAACCTGCAGATGTAAAAGCACTACGCGGATTAGTTTCAACGATTGATAATCATGTATTCCTTACAGCAGGTCAATCTCAATTCTGTTTATCACTATTAAACACTATTAAATCATCTATTAGGGGTATTGAACCAGATATATATGATGCATTATTAACCCCTACTTGGTCTAAACCATTTCGCAATATCGAATATATTAAAAAAATGAGTATTGCCACTGATGATAATACTGGTTCTAAACATATACTTATTGAATCTAATTATTCTAATTCATTCAGAAATTTTATGTTAAATTTGTATAAAACAGTACCAATGACTATGATAACTAGTGGTAAAGAATTTCATTCTCCACTCACTGAACATCATATTGTTGAATTAGTTAATTCATTATCCCCATTAGGGTTTGATATTAGTGATGAAATTTTAGAATATTATGATACAATATGTTCATGGGATCAGGTAGAAATTAATAATCAGTTTACATTAACCAATATAGCGGATGATGCAGCACAAGCAATTATTATGGATGATATCGGTAAAAACACCAACTTAGATTCATTGATTGTTGCAGATCGACGATTAAGGCATCAATATCAAATACCACAACGCTTATATGATTTTTCAGCAGACCCATCATTAACTGAAATTATAGCAAAACGTTCTACACCTAAATTATGGATTAATAATACCAAATATACATTATCTGAATTAATTGCATCATTGCGTGAATTAAATAGACTGCCTATTTTATTTGTATTTGAAAATACTGATGCAATAAAAACCTGTGCAAGTTTGTACGGATTATCAGATTCATTAGTTGAAAATAATATTACCGATGGGGTTGGAATCTATTTTAGATTAGATAATAGTTCAGGTAAACAATTTAATACCTTTATTGCTGATCATAATTACAATCAACAATTAGATAAGGATTTAACAATCGCTGGAATTTTAGCAGGAACTTTACCTAAATTTTTCTTAAAATCTGATTGGGAACCAAAAACTGTAATAGCAATCAATAATAACTCGCTGGGTGTGCCCTCTAAAACTGCAGTTTATGCAACTCGTTGTGATTTAATCATAACATATACAAAAGAACAACCAATAATGCTTAATTCAAGTCGTTGGTAATATAAAATATCGTTCTAGGATGAGCGAATTAAAAAAAGGGAATTATGACAATAACATTAACAATATGTGATGAAGTAAATATTAAAATTACTGGATTACCGCTTGATGCAAGAAAGAAATTGGCTGCAACATTTAAGTATGAAATACCATATGCCAAATATCATCCAGCATATAAATTAGGAAGATGGGATGGAAGTGTTAGTTTATTTGGTTTAGGTGGCAATGGATATCTAAGTCAATTAGAAACCATACTTAGTATTCTCAATAAAATGGGTGTTCAGATCGATGATGTTGTAGATGAAAGAAACCCGATCTCATTAAATTTTATTAAAATCACAGAAACATATTGGGCAGATCAAGGTAAAGTATGGCCAAAAGGACATCCATTTGAGGGTGACCCAATAATGTTACGTGACTACCAAGTCGATGCAATTAATCGATTTTTAGAAAATCCACAAAGTTTACAAGAGATTGCTACTGGAGCTGGAAAATGTCAGCCCTATTCTAGTAAGGTATTGACAAATTTCGGTTGGAAAACTATGGGGGAGTTACAAGTTGGTGATTATGTCATAACACCAACCGGTAAACCAGCAAAGATACTAGATACATATGAACCTGGTATTAAGGATGTATATGAATTAACATTTAGTGATGGTAGATCTACTAGATCATGTGGTGATCATATTTGGAGAATATATAATATTGATTGGAAAAGATCAAGTACGGGTCCATATCGAAATATTTCAACTAATGAATTAATCAAATTAAAATCATCTACTAAACGTAACATCGGTATTCCATTAGTTACGATGGAAGATGATAATGTTGATATTATGTTACCAATGGATCCGTGGTTGCTTGGGTTTTTATTGGGTGATGGTAGTTTTAGAAATAACAAAGTTTCATTTACTTCTGCAGATCAAGAGTTAATTGATAAGGTTTCATCGAAATTGGATGTTAATTACAAGGTTAACCATATATCCAGGTATGATTATAATATCACATTTGCAACCAATGAAATTTTGCAAGATACTAAATCCAACTACCTGAAAAACAAAGATAGAAATTCGAATGACAATATTACTGATGTTAACAGTTCATTTCACAAATATGTACACATTTTAAAAGAACTAAATTTGATGGAAACATATAGTCATTCTAAATTTATACCTGAAATTTATTTCACTGCAAGTTTAGAACAGAGATTTGAATTAATAAGAGGATTGGTTGATAGTGACGGAACCATTGATAAATCTAGTGTTACTTTCACTAGTACTAGTTTAGAATTAGCTAAAGGATTTCAACAACTTATTCGTAGTGTTGGTGGTATTGCTAAAATAAAACATAAAACTAATAGAACATATATGTATAATGGAACTCGTAAATCATGTAAAGATGCCTATCTTGTTACGACTAAATTTCCGAAACCTTGGATTCTTGCTTCATTGACTCGGAAAGTTAATGCTACTAATTTTAAATATCAATATGGCAATACATTGAAACTTAATGTAACTGATATCAAGCAGGTATCTACTGAATGTGTTAAATGTATTTTAATCGATAGTCCAGATCATTTATATATTACAGATGATTATATTGTAACACACAATACTATTACCACCGCCACATTATCTCAAGTATGTGAACAATTTGGTAGAACTATTATCATAGTGCCCAATAAATCATTAGTTGAACAAACTGAAGAAGACTTTATTAACTGTGGTTTAGATGTTGGTGTTTATTATGGTGATCGAAAAGATTTGTATAAAACTCATACAATATGTACTTGGCAAAGTCTCAATATTCTAGATAAAAAAAGTAAAAATCAAGAACATGATATATTAACATTAGCTGAATTCCTAGATGATGTTAAAGCAGTAATTGTTGACGAAGTACATATGGCTAAAGCAGATGTGTTAAAGAACTTATTAACACAAAACCTTTGTAATGCTCCCATTAGATGGGGATTGACCGGTACTATACCAAAAGAGAAGTATGAATATGAAAGTATATTTGCCAGCATTGGTCAAGTAGTTGGTGGAATCAAAGCATATGAATTACAAGAAATGGGTGTATTATCACAATGTCATGTTAATATTCAACAGTTAATAGATATTCCAGAATTTAGAGCATATACTGATGAAGTTAAATATCTGGTAACTAACGAAGAACGGATGAGATATATTAGCAACTTAATACGTGATATTACTAAATTTGGTAATACCCTAGTATTAGTTAATAGGATTGACACTGGAAATTTCATTATCAATGAAATTGAAGATTCTGTGTTCATTCATGGTAGCGTTAAGACCAAGGACAGAAAAGATGAATATGATGAAGTCAAAACAAGCGATAACAAACTTATTGTAGCAACATATGGAGTTGCAGCAGTTGGTCTCAACATACCTCGTATATTTAATTTGGTATTATTAGAACCAGGAAAAAGCTTTACTAGAGTTATACAATCTATTGGTAGAGGCGTTAGAAAAGCAAAAGACAAGGATTTTGTTCAAATCTGGGACATTACATCAACATGTAAATTTGCAAAGCGTCATCTCACTGAACGTAAAAAATTCTACAAAGATGCAAAATATCCATTTACATTAGATAAAATAGATTGGAACAAATAACATGCAAATTTTAACACTAGATAATATTTCATTCTCATTGAATAATCTTCCTGATGAGGTTGATGATACAACACGATTTGCTGTATTAGATAACAGTAATCCAATGGACCCAGATTTTTTCTTTGTTCCTCTTATATTTTTAGAATCATTCAATTCACCAGCAATGGTTTTGAAAATTGGTGATAATGAAATAACAATGCCATTGGATTGGTGCATTGCGGTAGGTGATAGTAATAGTGCAGCAAATATAGAAATACTACCATTGACCAGCTTAAATGATAGAGGTTTTGAAGCTTTTGTTTATAACCCACTAAGTTCATACCGATTAGAATTTCAACCTGTTGAAATAATAAATTTCTACAATGATGTAAAATGGTATTTTCCAAAAATGAAGAATGGACAGTTGCTATCAACTCCATTAACTTCTGGAGCTAATCCACCATGTGCTTATTTTGTAAAAGAAGTATCACGACAAAGTGAACTAATTCATCTTGATAGATTAACATAATTATAGTATAATAGGAAATATATGGGAAAGAATGCACACGTGGATTTATTTAAGGATATGATTCCTGCTATTGATTTAGCTATTAAAGAGTTATGGGACGCATCAACTGATGACGGTCGTAAAGATATAATCGGTGACTTGTGGAATCTTAATCGATACATTAGTAACGTGAAAACAAAAAATAAAGATGTACAAGAACATTATGTATTAGCAGTTAATGAATATTATAATAAAAACTGGAGTGTGATACAAAAGCACCCAAAGCTGTTATGGCTTTTATTGTGTATTTGTAGTTATGATAAAAAAACTACATATTATCATGAATGGATTGGTAATAAAAAGAAAGTCAATACAGATGATAAAAAAATAAAATTTTTAGCTGAAATATATAAATCTAAGAAACTAGATGAAATTGAACTATTAGCAACAATTATGTCTAATAAAGACATTAAAGAACTTGCCATGGATAATGGATTATCTGATACCGAAATTAATAAAATATTAAAATAATGTCAACACCTGCCAAACCTTATATTTGTCAATATTGTAACCATGGATATTCACGGGAAAGTACTTTAATAACACATGTATGTGAGCAAAAGCGACGAGCACTTGCTCAATCTGAGAAACATGTAGTAATAGGGTTCGACACGTATCAACGTTTTTACAAATTAACTCAAAATGCAAAACATGAAAAAACATATGTTGATTTTTCAAAAAGTCCATATTACAATGCATTTGTTAAGTTTGGTAGCTTTGTTAATAATGTAAATCCATTATATCCAAATCATTTCATTGATTATGTTATTAAAAGTGGGGTTAAACTAGATCATTGGTGTAGAGATGAATTATATGATAAGTATGTTGTAGAACTAATACGATCAGAAAATGTAGAAACAGCTCTACAACGTAGTATTGATCATATGCTACTATGGGCTGATAATAACAATTCTTCATGGAATCATTATTTTTTATATGTTAGTCTATCAAGAGCGACATATGATATTAAAGATGGTAAAGTAAGTCCATGGTTAATTTTAAATTCATCTACTGGTAAACAACTATTGAAACGATTAAATGATGAACAATTGCAAATGATAAGTCCAGTAATCGATCCACAATTTTGGTTAGTTAAATTTAAACGATTACAATCTGATACTGACATGGTTAAACACGTAATTAATGAATCAAACTTATGAAAGATTCAACACCATACAAAAAATGTAAGTGGGTATAAATGGATATTGATATTGATTTCGCTGATAGAAAAATTGCTTTAGACAAAATACAGCATATTACCGCATCCAGACAGACAGACACAATCCTAGTAGCACATAATACCGGTGTGTATGTTCATGAAATTCCTTATAATCCAATTTCTAATCTTAGTACAATTGATTATAAACAGGCTGAACAACGGGGATACTTCAAGATTGACTTCTTGAATGTACATGTATATAATGGCATTCGTGATAATGACCATTTAATTTCTTTGATGGAGACTGAACCACTATGGGAACTTTTATTAAACGACGAGTTTGTAAATCTGTTATTTCATTTGAACGGACACGGAGACATTCTGAGGAAGACCTTGCCGACTTCAGTGGAACAATTAGCTGCCGTCCTATCGATGATCCGACCAGCAAAACGTTATCTGATTGGGAAAGATTGGCCGACGATAATGAAAGAAGTTTGGGAAAAACCGGTTAATGATGGCTATTACTTTAAAAAATCGCATTCACATAGCTATGCAATGGCGATAGTTGTCCAAATGAATTTAATATGTGAAAACTTTACTTAGATTTTCTAACAAGTGTAATTGATTTACGTTTTACTCGCTTAATTGTTAGCTCCATTAAATTAACTACTGGACCTAAAATTATGCGAGTATCTTTGCTATTAAATGTTTTTACAATATAATTAAATGGGTGGATTTGATCTCGACAAAATATAGAAATAGGAAATTGTCTGTTAGATTCCCACCACCAAATCTCACCAATCTCTAAGAATAATTTTTTTTCTTCTTGGGTTCGTATCGAATTGTAATCATAAAAACTAGTTACATATTGATCCTGATTTATTACTATACCTATATATTCGTTACCACCATATGTGATCACACTGATAAATGGTAAATTGTTCTCTATATTATCTCTTAATGTTGTCATTATATTATCTTAAAAAGTCTAAATATTTATCATAACATTTCCGATAAATACATTAATTATAAGGATGTTGCTAGATGCAAAAAATATCAAGTTATTTATACCCTAATAGAATAGTATTGCTTGCTGATCTTGCAGGATTCAATGTGGAGTTTACAAACGTGTATCAAAGAAATGTAAAAATTTATAACGGAATCGACAATACGATTGAATTCGATATCAAAAATGCTGATCAAAAAAGAATAGATTTAACTACTATAAGCCAAATCAAACTTAATATAATGGATGCAAGTGGGTATGAATTACCTAATAGCCCCTATGATGTTGTACCAACATTAATTAAAGGAATAGCAACAGTAACCATTCCACAAGAAGATTTAGTAGACTTAGATAACCAATATCTAAAATATAGTGTGTCAGCACTTAAAGATGGTAAAGATGTGCTCTTGTATACGGATGCTAGATTCGGAGCAGTTGGAACTATAGAACTTGTAGGGGATGCAATGCCATTAATACGGGATTCTAAGATATATAATACATTTACCGCAGAAATAGACTTGAACGGTGTTCCAATCTATCACTCTAGTGCAATCCCTTGTAAATTCTATGAAGCAATACCAACAGAAACATTGAATTTTGATATCTATGTTACTAACTTTGCTGGTTCTATCTGGTTAGATGCAACTACCAACAGCACTATTAATCTTCAAGCATTCCAAGCAGCTGGTAAACCATTTGGTGCGTGGAACCAATCAGCAGCTGATGGATTATATACCGGTATTATACCATTTGGGACAAGTATTCCAGTCGGTGATTATGAATATTTTAGAGTATCATATCAATCACCTTCAGTAAATGGAGTGGGTGCTTCATTTGATGTGCGTCAATCTGGTACTACTTATTCTGTTGTAGTGCATAGTACTGGAACTGGTTATACGGCAGGTTCCATTATAAAAATTCCAGGGAGTCATGTTGGTGGTATTGATGGAATCAATGACCTTATTATTACAGTAACTTCAGTTCATGGGGTCAGTTCAACAGCCCCATCTAGTTATACTATTAGCTCTATTGGCGATATAAGTTGGACCGGAACCTCTGCTAATAATAGCAAATTCTTTCCAGCAGTAACTGGTGCCAATTATTCTGGTACTATTGACAAGATAGTAGTTTCATAGTATAATAGGCTTATTATGAGCCTAATACCTGAAACATTACATTTATTTCTACCAGCAAAACGTAAACAAACTCCAAGTGGTTGGATAAGTTTTAATGCAGTTTGCTGTGCAGACAAACGACAACGAGGCGGTTTCATCGTAAATGAAGGCGATGCCGTGACTTATCATTGCTTTCATTGCGGATTTAAAGCAAGTTGGCAACCTGGAAGACAACTTAGTAAAAATATGAAAGCGTTGATGCGTCATTTGGGCATTGCCGATGATACCATTACTAAGTTAAGCTTCGAAGCAATAAAATTACTTAATGAACAAACCATGACCTTGGATAACCAAATTATTCCAAAGTTTGACACCAGAGCATTACCATTAGATGCCCAACCAATTTTAAATTATATAGACAACGTACCAGAAAAGCTATTACCAGTTTTAAATTATCTCAATAGTAGAGGATTATATCTAGAAGATTACAACTTTTATTGGACCCATAGAACCGGATTTAATAATAGATTAATCATACCATTCTATTATCAAAATAATATTGTAGGGTATACAGCCAGGGCAGTAAATGAAGATAAAATCAGATACCTGTCTGAACAACAACCAGGTTACGTCTTTAACCTAGATAAACAACATGATGACAGAAAATTCATTATAGTATGTGAAGGACCATTGGATGCCATTAGTATAGATGGATGTGCATTATTAGGTTCAGAAATAAAAGACCAACAAAACTACTTGCTACAACAAGTACACAAACAATTAGTATTGGTTCCAGATAGAGATAAAGCAGGTCAAAAAGTTATTAAACAAGCACTTGAATATGGCTGGTCAGTGTCTATGCCTAATTATCCAGACGGCATAAAAGATGTCAATGACTGCGTAGTTAAGTTAGGCAGACTAGCTACTCTTTACTTGATAGTACAGTCAATACAATCAAACCCCCTTAAAATACAACTAAGGGAAAAACAATGGTTTAAGGATAAACAATGAAAAAATAATTCGAATTACAATATAACGTAAAAGTTTTTAATTAAGAGCAAGGATGCTCATAACAATATAACATGAGGGATTATGAAAAAAAATATAGATTATGGATATGATATACAAAAACTTTACCTAGAAATGATGATGTCAGATGCATCAACTTTTATAAGATGCCAATCAATCTTCGACCATACACTATTCGATAGAAAACTACAAGTCGCAGCTGAATTCCTCGATAAATATGTTGAATCATATGGGGTAATGCCAACCTATGATATCATCAACGCCGCTACCGGGGTTTCATTTAAATATCCAGAAAACCTACAAGAAGCAAACTACGATTGGCTTCTAGAAGAATTCGAAACATTTACTCGTCATAAAGGACTAGAACGTGCTATCCTAGAATCAGCCGATGACCTAGAAAAAGGAGAATATGGGACAGTAGAAGATAGAGTTAAAAAAGCAGTTCAAGTAGGTCTACAAAAAGACCTAGGCACCGATTACTTCGAAAGTCCTAGAAATAGACTACTAAAAATCAAAGATAAAAATGGCCAAATCTCTACCGGATGGAAAGCAGTAGATGATAAACTATTCGGCGGTATGAATAGAGGAGAACTTAATATCTTCGCAGGTGGTTCAGGCGCAGGTAAATCACTGTTCCTTGCCAATCTAGGCGTTAACTGGGCAATGCAAGGTCTTAATGTCATATACCTTACATTCGAACTTTCAGAAGAACTGGTCTCAATGCGGATAGATTCAATGATGACCGGTATAGCTACAAAAGATGTCTTTAAACAACTAGATGACGTAGAAATGAAAGTTAAAATGATCAGCAAAAAAGCAGGATCATTACAAGTCAAATATATGCCATCAGGTAAGAATGCTAATGATGTTAGAGCATTCCTTAAAGAATATGAAATAAAATACGAAAGAAAAGTTGATGTACTACTAGTAGATTACCTCGACCTTCTAATGCCAATGAGTAAAAAAATCTCACCAGCAGATCTGTTCATCAAAGACAAATACGTCTCAGAAGAACTTAGAAACTTGGCAGTTGAAAAAAATTGTATCTTTGTTACTGCATCACAGCTTAATAGATCAGCAGTAGAAGAAGTTGAATTCGATCATAGCCATATATCAGGCGGTATCTCTAAAATCAATACCGCTGATAACCTATTCGGTATATTTACCAGTAGAGCAATGCGTGAACGCGGTAGATACCAAATACAACTAATGAAAACACGGTCAAGCCCAGGTGTAGGACAAAAAATAGACCTGGAATTTAATATCGACTCGCTAAGAATATCTGATTGCGAACAAGAACAAGAATACGGAAATTCTTCTACTCAATCAGCAGGATCCGCTCTTCTTCAAAGCATTAAACAACGATCCACAGTAGAAGACCCAAAAATAACAGCTAATGTACAAAGCTCAAAATTGAGAAATCTTCTTAATAATCTACCAGAATAAGCAATATCATCTTCCATGCTATAGTAAATAATAACATGGAAGAATTTCAATACCACGCAAAATTAAAATGGCCAACCACAGATATTAATAATATAAAATCTTGGTTTACAGAAATAAACAATCTAGAAGATTGGCTTAATTCCCACATAGGAAACCATATGCAAGATTGGAAATATATCAATAACTCTAATAACCTCATCATAGGATTCAACAAACCAGAACACAAAACATTTTTCCTGATCGGTTATACTAAATAATAATATGAAAATAAATGAACTAACTGGTTATAAAAACGACCCACATTACCAAAAAGCTGTCGAAATCTTTAAAAACTATAGACTAACAGTCGGACAAAAATTAGCAACTTTCTCAACCTATATCCAAGAACAAGGCTTTAAACAACTAGGTAAACCAGGTGTGTCAGGAATGGCCTTCGAACATCCAACCTATCCTTGGGTCTTCAAAATATTTACAGATGATAACGGATACCTTCACTACTTTAACTACGCTAAAAATAACCAACACAATCCTCACGTACCCAAAGTAAAAGGAAATCCACTACCAATTACTTCAGATTCATTCATGGGCAATACCTACCTAGTAAGAATTGAAAAACTACAAGAAATGCCTCATAACCTAAAAATGAATCCACTTATCGGTATCATTACTAGCATAGACTCAAAAGAAGACCTAACCCCAGAAGTCAAAACTACTCTTAAAAGAGCCTTCCCAGAAATAATAGAAGTACTAGAAGATATAGTTAACTCAGGATTCTCAGTCGATCTACACCACGGCAACTTAATGATTAGAAAGAATACAATCGTTATAACCGACCCACTACTAGGATAAATTAATGAAAATATCAGAATTAATAGATCAAGAAATACTAGAACAACTTACTTACTTCGGTAGACCTTGTACACAAGATTGCTCAGGTCATAAAGCAGGTAGAGATTGGGAACTAAAAACCAATACCAATAATAAATCCAATACACCAAGTAATAGCTTTAATAACGGTACAGAAATCGCTATAAACCATCGTAATGCCGGTACACAAAATCAAATTTCAGGCGGCGTTAGACAAAATGGTAGATTCGCTAAGTTTAAACAGATTCCAAGATCACAATATAAATAACCATCCTTACCCGGGGAATTTTCATTTCACGCTAATAAAAATTCCCCCCAGCAAAAAAATAGCAAGGTACTTAACAATCTACCACACTTCCTTTTAATGGGGGATATTTTAAGGAAGAGATAAACAAGAATGTAGCTCACGGGACGGCAATCCCCAACTACTTTAATACTGAAAATGAGTATCAACATGGATATTTATCACATCGCTTTCAAAAAACCAGAACATAAAACATATTTCATTTTAGCTTACGATAAATAAGAATATGAAAATTAAAGAATTAACCGGATATAAAAGCCATCCACATTTCCAACAAGCATCTCAAACATTTCAAGGTGATTTGAGCGCTTTTAAACCCCGTATTGATAAATTGGAACAGTTTCAAAAATATATGTTGGATAACGGATTTAAACACCTGGGTACCGGATCCTACGGTTCAGCTTATATTCACCCAACTTATCCCTGGGTTTTAAAAATCTTTACTCACGACCCAGCATTTTTACAATATATTAAATATATTAGAACACATCAACATAACCCAAATGTCCCAAAAACTACCGGACCTATCATTAGAATCAACGAAAATACATTCGTGATTAGATTGGAAAAATTAGAACCAATTGTTGGTAAGAATCTTTCAGATCTAATGGCAGTTATTAAACCACTATTCTACGCACGTGAATTAACAACTGACCAAAAAGAATTCCTACTGCAACACTATCCAGGTATTTTTGAAATTATTGACGATATGGATAAATTACCATCTCAACCCGAGTTGGACCTACATAAAGGTAACGTCCTATTACGTAACAATACCCCAGTTATCCTAGATCCAATCGTCGGAGCTACTTATGAAAATTAAAGAAATTACAACAGTTCTAGTTGAACTCAGAACAAATCCAAAACAGAATTCCAAAATTTCTGAAATGGACCAACTGAATCAAGCACTTGAGAAAAACGGTGGAAAAATGGATAATCTTTTTGTTAGATTCACAGATGATAACAAATTAGGAATTAATCCACAACATTCTTATGCAACCCCGTTTGGGATATGTGCATATCCATTTGAATATGTGTACAAACGAAATTTAAATGTGCCCTTTGCCGGTGATAGAAAGTTTGTGGTAATATTCACCGCCGATGACATGTCAAATGCATTGGATTTACAAAATACACCATTACAAAAGGCGAGAATAAAAATTATAAACGCGGCTGCTAAAGTTATAGACAATGATGAAAGTAAAGAACTAGTCAAATATAATATAACTTCTTCTAGAAAATTATGGTATAAGATTTATAATATTGTTAGAAGTAATAGTGAAACCCCTAGAGAAGAAGGAATCACGATGATGAAAATTCTTAAAACAGCCGGTTATAATATGGTCGTAGACCACGGCGACGGAATTATTCATAAAACAGAACCAGCACAAACTATTTTCTTATCTAAATCGGGTTTGACTATTGAAGCTATAATTGAAAGACGCAGAATCGAAAACGATAACAGAGTGAATATCGATACATACGTGGACACGGATACTTTTAAATATCAAAAATCATCGAATCCGACATTATCGAATGATGCACTGGTTAAACAGGACCCAAGAATAGTTCTATCCATGAAGAAACCTACTAAAGAACAGATTGAAATCTATTATAATTGGGCTATTGATAATATGTATGCATATAAGTGGAATAAGAATCGATTACCATTGCCGCACAAATACCAAATATTATTGGTGAAAAAAGACCCAAACGATATACAGTATTTAGACAATCCACCGGCAACTGTTCAACAGGCAGCAGTTTTGACAGATTATATGTCATTATTCTATATTCAAAACACCCCGGACCCAAGTGCAGTTAACTTTGCACTACATCAATGTAATAAGGAACTACCAGGCTACCTACCACATTTCATATCAATTATAGAAAGACGGTGGCCAACACAATATCAAAATATAATTGCAAAATATAGGGGCAATAATGAAAATTAAAGAAATTACAGAATCAATATGACCTAGGACATAACGCAGGGGTGATATATCAATATGAACACCCAGACGAACCAATCGATACAACTTCAGATGCCGAAGAAGTCAATCCACAAAGACCAAGCTTTACTAACGGTAGACAACAAGCAGCTAGAATGATGAAAAAAGATTATACAGCAATCGGTGTTAATATCACTACAAAAGGCAAACGTGGATACCAAAAAACTAACTTCAATTATAAGTTTCCTAAAAGCCCAACTAATAACCAACCACCAATCGCATAAGAATAGGGACTTGGATCAAAAACCAGCGATGTACTCACTACATTCCTTCTATTTAACTAACCTCTAATTACTCTCTGATACTGAATGAGTATCTAAGAGTTTTACAGGTTCCACAAATTTCATCACACTCAGAAAAAATTTTTGCGCCGGAAAATTTTATAAGGTAATTAACACTTAATACACTTACTTTGTCAGCCAAATTTTTCTAATTTCAACAAAATAAAAAAATTTCCGGGAATTTTTGAAAAACGGTTTTCACTATACCCACTTAGTTTTTTACCCAAAATTTTCGGATTTTTTTCAAAAAAATTATCCGTCAGAAAAGTTGGGGGGAGGTACTTAAAGATTATGCGACTTGTTTTTCAACATATAGGGGTCTATTTTAGAAAATAAAATAGATAGAAAAATAGATAGAAAAATAGATAGAAAAATAGATAGAAAAATTGTTGATAAAATAGATAGAAAAATTGTTGATAAAATAGATAGAAAAATTGTTGATAAAATAGATAGAAAAATTGTTGATAAAATAGATAGAAAAATTGTTGATAAAATCAAGAAGTTTTTTGCACGGCTCCACAATTTTGTTGCGAATAATTCTCATTTACACGCCACCCCCCTATCAGAATTTTTTATTTTTGTCAAGAACTTTTTTTCACGCGATTGAAAAAAAGTTGGCACGATTCTTGCATAGCACCCCCACCCCCCCCCTATCATATTTTTATTTTTTTGTCAAGAAAAAAATATATTAAAAATATATTATTTTATTACGCGATAACATAAAAATATATTATTATGTATATTACCCCCACCCCCACTCGATATATTCAGAACATATTAGTTTATCCTGAATATATCGCTTGGGGATATAATACCCTCTATCTATCAAACTCTAAAGAAAACCTGCCGTTTACTTGCCGAACGTGATAACCCCCAACGTAGGGGATAAAAACGAAGGCTGTACAGCCTTCAATCCAAGAGTCTTGGATTGAAGGACTACCATTAAAAACGGTAGCCAATAACCGCTTTGCGCGGTCTACCGCGTTCTGTTCTGTTTTAAATACTTTCATTTTTTTTAATCCTTACTTAATAGTTTATTGAAGGCTGGATATAATAGTATATCCAGCTAATTTATATTGAATGTTAGGCAGTTATAATCTGCCCTTTTATTTTTAGATATTTTATGTTTTCCAGCTTAACTATTCTGAAAATTGCTTGATGTTCAATGTTATTTTTAACATTGACAACCACGCCGCTAGTGTCTAGCGTTTTTTTCGCCTCTGCTGGGGTTTGATATTGCGCCACCTGTTCCCGTGTCGCAAGTTTACCGTTTATAAAATAATCCGCTTTAGAATTATTCCAAATTAAACTCAAATAATACTCATCCTTTGTATTATGTTTGCAAAGTGAATAAGTATCCAAGTGATGAAAGTACGTTGCTGTTTTTTCAAAACTTTCAGCGTTAGATGTTTTTAACACCTTGTTTAAATAAGGGTCTGTAGTGTCATTGATGTTATTAAATAACATCACCGAACCCGTGGATTGTTTTTCTATTACAATCCCCGCTTTTTTATTGGCGGCTGAAAGGCTAACAGGGGTTAGCGTTTCAATTTGACAAATTGTGCTACCTTTTACGTTATTCAAAGCGTTTTGAATTTTGTTAAACATTGTTTTAATCCTATAAAAAATTGATAATCCGCGCGGCTATATCGCGCGGGTCGTGTCCGTGTCCGTGTCCGTATTTTTAAAGAGCGTCTACCGTTGTAGGCCTTGAATTATACAGGATTGAAAAAAGCCGTCAATCTTTTTTTCATTTATTTTTAGGTGTGGCAAAGTCTACGCAAGATTATAAAAAATCGCGTATAAAGCACGAAAAACCATTGAGCCTATCAATGGCATTGATAAACAACAAAAACCGCTCAAAACGGCTCAGATTGCCTTTAATCTAAAATTGATAACGGATCACGCGATTACATAATCCCAGCGACAAAAAATGTCGTTCGAGAATGAGAATGATTATCAATCGCGTGAAACATCCCGTGAAACATCGCATCTGTACTTGATAATCATTATCAAGTACAGATGCGAATGATTATCGTTTAATCCAGATTTTGATCGGGATAAGCTTCGATCCCGTTATCCCGTAAAACCTTGGCATAGGCAATCGCCCCAGCATACAAGGTATCGACGTTTTGAACCATCATCCGCGCTGGATTATGCAAGGTTAATGCCTTGCTTGAATAAGATTTGTAAAATCCCAGCGCCAACAACTGTTTGCCTAATTTGGTTGATCCCTTCACACCGTAAACATTGACACGGGCGAACCCGCATGGTAGGTGGTCTTTGCCACCTAATTCTGAATTGAAATAATCAAGAGCCGCAGTTTTGGCGGCAGTAGTGGCTTGATCGTGGATAGTGTTAAAATCTGTCATGGTTTTTCTCCGTAAAGTTAAAGTTAAGGTGAGCCGCCATTATAGCGGCTCTGGTGGTTATGTCAAGCAATGATTTTAATAATCATCCCAGTGTTCAAGCCAACGATTTTCTGCCGCTTGCATTTGAATTGCGACTTTTGCTTCGTATGAAGCATCAAGAAAATTATAATACTCTTGAACGTGTGCATCCATCATAAAAACCTCGTTAAGTTATCAGGTGAACGTGTATTATATCGCGCCTATACACAATGTCAAGCGCGATTGTGCATATCAGAATATGCTAATATGCACAGCTAGCACATATCAGAATATGCTAATATGCACAGCTAGCATTATCTGATAGCGCTTCCAGTCTATTGACTTCGGCTATTGCATCAACTTCATTATCAAAGCTGGATAGCACGGTATCCATATAAACCGTGGTAGAATGTTCACTAACCGCTCTGTATGAATAGCGGCCTTCCCAAACAACAACGTCATAATAATACTTTGCCATGATAAAACTCCGTAAAAAAGAAAAAAATAAATCAGGTGAGCCGCCATTATAGCGGCTCTGGTGCGATTGTCAAGCTATTTCAGGCAATGGCAATCGCACCCGTGGGATTGCCAACTCTGGATACTCTTCGAGCCTTGAAAACCCAAATCCTAAAAGTGGACGTTCGAGCTTTATTTTCTCGCCTGAATATCGATTTTCGATTTCAGTTATCCAAGACGGATCTTTGTATTCCCACCATTTTTCAAAGGCATAGCCACGCCCGTTCCATACACAACAACGGGCGAATAAAACCCCGTCCGCTCTCATCGCGGCCTCTGCTCTTTGGCCTCTGCTGTTATAACCAGAGAAAAAACGTACTGCCGGTGCTGACTTAGCCATGATAAAACTCCGTAAAAAAGAAAAAAATAAATCAGGTGAGCCGCCATTATAGCGGCTCTGGTGGTTATGTCAAGAAAAATAATCATCCACCGCTTGATCTATTTTGTCCTGTTCGCGGCTGGTGATTTTACGTTCAAGCCAAGGCGCTGGATAACCTTTTCTATCCAGAATTTCACCATTCCATTCTGAATATCCCCCAGCATCCAAATCATTGGATGCACCACGACCGCTGGCATCCTGACGGTAATAATCAGACACACCGATCAGGCACGGGATACCCGCGATTGAATGGTCAATGGTATGTGAAAAAGTAGACTTTGCCATAAAATCCCCCGAAGGAAAGTGATTAAAGAAGCCGCTATTATAGCGACTTCAAAATCAATTGCAAGCTTTTTTATTCAAATTCAGTTTCGACTTCGGTTTGAACGCCTTTGAAGTCGTCCACGCTCTGACATGGTTCACCCACCAACAAAGCTACTTTGTAGGCAAATTCAGGATCGATGCCTAACGATACCATCAATCGTTTGCCAACTTCGCCAAAAAAGTATAATCTAGCGTTCCGGCCTTCAACCTGATCGGTCAAGTTTTCCTTTTCTTCCAATGACATATCAGCAATGGCACGAAGTAAAACTTCTAAACCAAGCTGTTGCATGGCAATTTGGTCATCGCTATCATCCCGCGCTGGGTTGATGTAATTCAATTGACGCGTAAATACTTCCCGCGCCATATCAACTGAAACATAATTTTGTTTTTTAGCCATGTTCATTACTCCGTTTGTATCGTTGAAAGAAAGGATAGTTTATCACACTTCTAGCCTTTGTCAATACTTAATGTTTATGGTCATCCCAACAACCAAACCCGTTGATATACACAAAGCCGCCACCTTCGGCCTTTGCTGTTGTGGCATTAGGTCTTGGCATTGTATTAGATATTTTTTGCACCTGTCTTGACGCATAGGCACGATATTGACCAGTGCGGTTTTCCTGTTCTTTGGCTTTACAGGATTTTGAACAAAACTTCCCCCAGCCACGTTTCCGATCAGCGATTCTAGCTTGAAAATCGCAATTGCATTTTTTACATTTTACCCAAACATAACCAGTTTTTGCGATTAAATCTGCCATGATTAAAACCCTCAATTCGTTAAGATGGTGCTATTGTCGCACCATCCCAATTACCTGTCAAGCTTTTTTTAATCCAATAATTCAAGCGTTAAAAAAACATAACCACAAATAAAACCCAAGGTTATCACAACAACCGCTATAAATTCAATCATTTTTTTTGCTCCGCTGTTTAATCGTAATCATCCACCAGATCACCGCAAGCAAGCCACAATAATCTGATTATATTTTGTTGATGGTCTTTTAAATCGCTTTGATCCCATGCACCATATTCTGATAATACACTACTCAAAATATCTTTGTCAATCAATTTTGTTTGTCTTTTGATTGACACCTTTTCAGATAATGCGATAACATCCATTTCACATTCACCTGTATGACAAGCTTTTTTCGCATTGTTCAAGGTGATATTCAATTCAATACGACCGCAGGATGATGTCCACCACATATTATTTGCTCCGCTGTGTTAAGTTAGGTGCATTATACAGCTAGCATAATGCACCTGTCAAGCCTTTTTTAATCGAAAGTTATAAAGGCAATTTGGCAAAGTCCCGCTGGTCTGATTTCAATCATATCACCGAAGTCATGTACCTTGGATTTGATGCCATTGAATCCAGTCGCTTTTTTCGCGGCTCTCACAATAGCCAATCGGCTATCGGTCTTAACTTCTAAGGCATGACGGCGAACCCACGAATAATTTGACTCTCCGCCGAAGGTGTCGGTATGTTCTACTTTGATTGATACTGCCATTTGATTTGCTCCGTGTTAGTGAATAAAGGTGCATTATACAGCTAGCATAATACACCTGTCAAGCGTTTATGCAAATTCTATTTCACCAGTATAGTTATATGGTTTATCCCATTTGCCGATTTTGATGTCAATATACCAACCGACATCAAAATAATCGGTCATGATGTCAGAATTATCATGATTGCCGGTCATCATTGCCGCCTTCAATTCTAGCAGACAATCTTTAGCACGTCCAGTAAAATGATCCGCAATCCAATAGGTATTAACGCTGATATGACCATGACCACTATCTTTCAAAAAATCAATATCACCACTTGAAATTGTAACAATCAATGATGAATAATTATCTACTGAAATTGAACCTTTTAGGTTATATTTTTTCAACACCGCTTTGATTGCTGGTGTCAATTCTTTTTTTCTATCTTGGCTCATGTATGCCATTTGATTTGCTCCGGTGTTGTTGATAAAGTGCTATTATCTCAATTCTAATAGCACCTGTCAAGATTTTATTTTAATATAGCGTGGCTATTTCAAGTGGTTTAAAAGCTGAGAAACGATCCCCGCCTAAATTGCGTTTGCAACAATCACAAGGCTTATGCGAGAAACCCAGCTCTGCACCACCAAAGAACGCATCTTTCGTGCCTTCAATGATAGCATAATCGATTTCTTCGGTGCTGTCAACTGGTAATTCGCCATTCGCGATTAATTGAATGCAATCTTCACAAACTGCTAATTCTAAAACTTCCATTACTTTGCTCCGGTGTTGTTGTTAAGATAGGTGCATTATAGATTGTTATAACGCACCTGTCAAGCCTTAAATGTAAAAATGAATTCTATTTGGGTCGGTATCAATAAAGCATTGATCGGTAGTCCCAGCATGATAATTCTCGAAGGTATCGCCGTGCTTATCAATAAATCTATTAGCTTTGCCTATAAATTCAGGATTGATGCCAGCTTGAAATTTGGGATCAATTTCATTAGGAAATAGATAATTAAATCCTTTATAATTGCCTGAATTATGCAATATACGTTCAACCATATATCTATAACCATTGACAAAATCCGATGATACATTATTTGGATCATAGGTTTTAAAAAACTCGTTGGCTTCGGCTACCAGTATTGATACTTCAATTGTTTTTCTTGCCATTTGATTTGCTCCGATTGATTAAGATAGGTGCATTATAGATTGATATAACGCACCTGTCAAGAAATTAAATATAATCTTTATACATCTCGCGATTGAACAAAGAACCATTGTTCTCATCAACTAAACCGCGTAACTTAACAAAAAACTTGTCAAAGGCTTTGGATGCTTTTTTCTCATCACCTGTAAACTGTCTAAAACCTGTTTTAAGGCGCTTAATGGCAAGATATGATCCAGCATCAGGTTTTAAATCTAAGCCGCCTTGTAAATAACTGACTTCCATTTTTTCCAGATTATCACCGGATAAGAAAATAAGCCACTGGTGAAACATCGGATCATTTGGGCGAATCTTATTCGATACATCATTCAAATCACCAATCAAGCCACACCGAACATTGATTTGATGACCGGATAAGCCTTGATCCATAAAGGCACTAAAATAGCCTTTCGGAAACTGTGTTTTAAATGATTGTTCAAGGTCGTTGATCAATGATTGTGACATCTGGTTTGCTCCGTTTGGTTAAGATAGGTGCATTATAGATTGATATAACGCACCTGTCAATAATTATTTTACATCGACCAGCTAATTTGCGACAATTCACCAGTGATGATATTACCACGAGAAAAGTTTTTTGCTGGTGCTTTAAAACTAGCGGCTTTTAAAACATCACCCGCTTTAAATTTACCGCTGTCAGCTTTAACGATAAAGCTGTGAACAGAACCATCTTTAATTACTTTCAGATATGATTTTCCTTCGTCAACTCGAACACTGGCATTAAAATGATCGATTGCCGCTTGATTGTTATAGCCCATAACATTACGATGCCAATTAGCATAATCGGCTTTGATGACATTCAAATAGTTTTCAACTTGTTCTTTGGTAATGCTCATTTTTATTGCTCCGTTTGGTTAAGATGGTGCTATTATCGCACCATCTTTTTAACTTGTCAAATTTGTTTTAAAAATACTTGATCGCTTGATAACTTCGCTACTTGCCACCCGTGGCTTTTTAATAACGTGTTATAATGTTTTTTCGGATACATCGGATCAAGACTCAATTCACCCGCTGAAAATTCGGCTATAACTTCGTTTGTTTCTGTTATAACACAACGACTGGTTGCCTGAGAAGCTGGCAATCCTGATTGGATTTGAAATTTTACTTCTATCATCGCTATTGCTCCGTTTGGTTAAGATGGTGCTATTATCGCACCATCCCAAATTACTGTCAACTATTATTTTTGTCTGCGATAAACCTTGATCGATGGATTATATCCATCATGGTTTATTAAACCTTCACGGACATAATCACGGTCACATGATGGTAAATAAAAAACAGTGTTGATCAATCTGCCGTACAAATAAACATTCCAAGCGGCCATCGTTGTTGCTCCGGTGTTGTTAAGATAGGTGCATTATAGATTGATATAACGCACCTGTCAATAATTATTTTACATAGCCCAATGATCGCCATTGGTCATACGTGGTGTAATCATTAAAAACCACAAACTGACCAGCATTAGCGACAACATGCGCCACTGATATTTTTATTTTTCTAATTATGGCATTAGGGAAAGCTTTTTGGGCTTCATATCGTGTGCTGAAATAATTCATTTTTCTGCTCCGTCAATGTTTAAGATGGTGCTATTATCGCACCATCTTTTTAACTTGTCAAATCTTTTTATGCTGTTTCGTAAAATTCGGTAATTTCAGCTAATAGCGAATCAATATCATTCAAGGCTTGTTGGTGTTGTGTGCCAACCGCTTTTTCTGTTACTCTAACAGATTCAATGATCAATCGTCTGCTGAAATCCTGATGTACTCGATGACAGATAAAACCGTTATCATGTACACCTACACTAGCCGAAGTAATCAGTCTACCATCATGGCGTTTCATTGTCAATACTGTTAGCTGACGATTATCAGCTAACTTAATAGCTGATTCCATTTGCCACCCACTGCGACCTTTAAAAATTCTAGTTGTTGTGTTCATTTAGTTCTGCTCCATTGTTTGATTGAGCCGCTATTTTAACGGCTCGTTAAGCTGTTGTCAAATAAAATTTCTTTCTTTACTTGAATACCAGTCGATGCCATCAGTTGACCAGTACCATTGACCCATTGTATAAACTATCTTAACCATTGCTTATTTCCAGTATTGTTCGTGTGGGATTTGACGACGACCTTCATTGAAGGCATTTTTGATGAATTCAATAACTTTCATTTGATTTGCTCCGTGGTTGATTTATTCGTACATTATACAGCTAGCATTATCACTTGTCAAGCTGGTTCAATACTCCAAATATATCCAGCCGGATAACGACTGCACATATTAGCCAAATAATCATAAGTGCCGAACATCTCACTGGAACGATTGCTATAACCATCCCAAACCTTTACAATATATCTTGCTGGCATATTATTCATCCCCTAATGGAAATACTCGTTTAAATGTAATTTTATCAAAATATACACTACGTTGTAAACCATTTTTTACTGGGCGCTTGCGATAGAGTTCCCAACAATCAGTAATAATCACGCCATGCCCTTGTGAAAGTACATTGACATTAGTTGATCTTACACCATAATTACGCATGGTATCACCAAAAAATTTCATTGATCCACGATTAAAATAATATGAATCTGGTTTGAATTCATTTACTTTATACTTCAATTGTGATGGTGTCATTACTTGCTCCTAGTGTTGATGTCGTACATTATACAGCTAGCATTCTATGCTGTCAATCTTTTTATTCAACTCGGCTAAATGCTCTCGATAATAACCTAGTTTATGCTGATGTTCCAGCTTACAAGTTCGAGAACAATACTTCCCGTTGCCTCGATTTACCTCAGCTTTACGAACCATAAATAAACCTTCACAGTTCATACATATCTGATTAACCTTGATACCACGTTGCGTTGTCATATCTGTCCCCGTTAAGATGTGAACAGTATGACAACGAATCTCTATAATGTCAACCTATTTTTTAAAAATAATGAAAGTTAATAGAACACCAATAACCAATAACTGCCCTAAGAATCCCTGTTGCCATAACTCCAGTGCCACAAATCCAACGAATAAAATTACAACCAATTCAATGAACATGAATAAGAACACAAACGATATGGCAATAACAAACAACCATAATATAAGTGCTATCATACGTCAAGCTCATAGTTTTCTTTATCCCGTTCTTGCTGGACTAAGATAACAGAACGCCATTCCCCGAAGACCTCTATCATGTCCATTAACTGTACTCTAAACACCAAATCAGTACCATAACAAACCCTAGTAGTTTCAATGATGCCTCGATATGGAATGCCGTGATATTTACCACTAATCATTCTTCCCGATAAATCCCAATTCGCTCTCATGTTTCGCTCCTGTCTAAGATGGTGTCATCATAGCAGTTTTTGAAATATCTGTCAAATTTATTTACTTTTGTCCAGACAAAGAAAAGCCTCCTTCGCTAAAACAGCTATGGAAGTTATTTTGAAGATTCTAATTGTTTGTCCTGTTTCTATGGTCAGCTCCACTACAATTGCCTATTATAATATCAATATATCTTAGCCAAACATATTCTCGACTTATTGGACTGCAAGGATTGGTTTCTTAATATATCTTTATTACATATTTATTTATCATTTATCACAATATACAGCTAGCATCATTGTATATCCACTTGGTTATTCCTCGATAACACGCACTGATAAGTCTATATCCATCCCATAATGCACATCCAATAATAAACAACATAATCGCATAACATACCAACTTTGCTTCTAACGGAACTTGATTGGTATATCTTATCGGAGCAATTACCTGTATATGATTCTTGATGTAATTATCATCCTTAACTGGCTTCAACTTCACTTGCTTAATAACCTTCTTCTCAACCTTACCAAATACCGCTGGTGTATTCGCGGCATTCATGTATAAATCATCATTCGTGTGTATAGGCATCATATTCGCTCAGTTAAGTGTATATTATCAGATTATACAGCTAGCATTCCTGCTTGTCAAGAGGTTTTTCAGCCTGTGGATAACTTTTTTATGCAAGAATCGTGCCAACTTTTTCTCTTGACATCGTGTTAGAAACGTGCTTCTATTGTGCATAAAAGGGTTGCATAATTTTGGCTAAAATGATATAATAAAAGGTTTGTTATTGTGAAAATTGGTGTAGATAAAATGGTTAGTAAGCATTTCACTCTATTTCACTCCTTCTTGAGAGTTCTTGAGAGTTATCCACAGGTTATCCACAGGTTATCCACAGGTTATCCACAGGGTATGTATAGTGGTACTGGTGGTATTATGCACAGCTAGCATTATGGATGTTTAGTCAAAGATTACATCGATGATATTATTATCTTGGTTGAATTTGTAATAGCATTCAGTTCTCCCGTAGTTGACGATGATACAATTATTACCTTGTCTATAAGAATAGTTGTTGATATTCTGTTGAGCCATATCGAGTTTGATTTGTTCATTCATTGTTTATCCTTAAGTTAAAATAAGTTCTTTATCTACGATCTTGATTCTAGCACTATAAACATTGAAGTATTGTACATTCAATGAGTTGTCATGGTCTTCAAAGACTACTTGAAATTCGGATAAGTTATGAAGTTCTTTAATGGCTGTTAGGTGGTCGAGTAATTCTTGTGCGGTCATTGTCATGGTTATTGCTCCTTGTGTTAGTATGTGTATGTCAAGATTATTCTACATTGGTTACTGATTTAGTCCACTCGCCTTCAAATTCAAGTTGTGCGATAAAGGTAATATCATCATTCACAGTGAAACAGCCAGATACCAAGTTTGGTTTTGGTAGTTTATTACCAGTATAGGCATAAAGACACCCATTTTTATCGGTAGCCATATATGTTGTGTCGGCTGGTACTGTAAAGAGTCTGCCGTAGTATGGAACTTGTTTAGTTAGTGGTGATACGTTTGAAACTGAGATGATTGTGATTGCTGGTTTTATTTTTAGGCACAGGTTAGTATTAGGGCATTGTCCGTTGGTATCCCATTGCATACCGTGCCATTTATCATCGTGTTTAACTCGCCCGATGATTTGATTGTTGATGATTTCGTATAGTACGACTTCTTTACCGTTTTCGGTGGTATAGGTATTGTTTAAGTTAATCATGGGTTGCACCTTGTTAATATGGTGTTATTATTACATAGCCCCATTGTTTATGTCAACCTTTAAGATTACCGTCTATATCGAAGTGGTAATCATTATCTAAAGCGGTTTCTTTAAAGGCATCTAATGACATTTGGTATTCATATTCTGTTTCTAGGCGCTCATACATCCATCGCATGAAGGCTTTTAGGTCTAGTGAATAGATTGGGTTAATATCCATATCATCGACTGTGATAGTAATATCAGCGGTATCTTCGTGATAATATCGGCTATTGGTATGGGCAATGGTAGCGATTAAATCTTTTCTATCATTGGCATATTCTAAATTTTTGGCAATGGTTTTAATGGTATCTTCATTGGGTGAGTATGCGGTTAGGTCATTTTCCCAATTAGGGTTATATTGATAAGTGCCTGTAAACATAGCACCATCGCCTTGTGAGTAGAACCCTGAGTAATGGATTTCATCGATTTGAATACCGATAGTTTTAGCAATGTTTTTAATATCTTCTATAACAAACTCATCCATGAATTCTAGGTTTTCAATGAATTTGTCGTGTGCTTTATTGAGTTGTTGTTCTGTTAGTTCGGTAATTGGGTAGATATTGGTAATTAGTTGTTTCATTGATATTGCTCCGTTTAAATTGCTTCGGTGATATAAACTGATTGGATGTTATTTTCATCTAGGATTTTATAGATAGATTCATATAACCAATTGTCTATGGCTTCATCTCTACCGAATTTTGTAGTTACAAAAGTTTTGGTATTTTCTGGGTAGATGTATTATTTCTTTTTCCACTTGCTGAAATGATTTACCAGTATCAGCCATTACACATTTAATTAAGTCATCGATTTCGCATGATATTGAAGTTTCTAGTGTATTCATTGTGATTGCTCCAGTTAGTTAAGATATGGCTATTATTACATTGTGTATTGTTTATGTCAAGTTAATTTAGATTACTTCATCAGTGAAGTTGATGCAACCGAAGTCGATTTCACCGTAGAATTCTGGGTCTGTATGTAATTTGTCGTTTAAGTAATCTAGTGTTTCATCGACATCATGTGAAGTATCGATTGGCACATAAACGGTAAGTTTTACTTCTACTGCTCTGAATTTTGGTGTCATTTGTTTTGCTCCATTACTTGATTGATATAATTATTGGCTTGTTCAATGGTCTTGAACTGTTTAACGTATTGTGTAACCCAGTAGGCTTCCTGTCTAATGCTATCGAACTTAAACATTTTAACGATAACAGTAGGTTTATCTGCTGGTGTTAATTGTGCATCTAATGTACCTAATGCTGGTTGTTGGTATGTCATGCTTTACTCCAATTGCGCCAGCACATATTGATAACTGCATCCGGTTTATTCCATTTAGCTAATGCTAATTGACCAGCTTGAATAAGGTTATCAGCCGTGATGTTTTTAAAAATCTTATCAACAAACGAACGTTTGCCATTGTGATAAGATAACTGTGTAAGTGTTCATACTTCGCTCCTTCTTAAGTTGGTTGTATTATACAGCAACCAAATCTGATGTCAACCCTACTTTTGAATAATAATGTTGCTTAATCCATTCAATCTGCCAAGGCTCAATATCGCGGTCTATCTTTGCACCTTGTTTACCAGTGATTGATTTGCGCCAGTTAATAATGTCATAATACCAGTATGATTTCAAGGTATTATTAAATGTCATGGTAGTTTCAATAACTTCCAAGATATTGCCAGTTAGTTTAAATGTCAACATTATCATTGCTCCGTTTGGTTAATGTAGGGCTATTATTACATACGCCCAGATTGTTGTCAATAATTTTATTCGATGTTATTATCGATATGGCAATCGATAACATCCCAATTGATACCTAATGTAGCATCGTGTCTGCGTTTCATATTGGTTAGGATAGTATAAGCTTGGTCATGTGTTATCGGGATATGGCGTTCATTAGCTCGTGCCATCACATCTTCTACATTCCAGATAATACTGATGTCAGCGTTCTTTTCATCGATGTATTTTCTAACCTTATCGTAGCCACCACATAAATCAATAGCGGCTTCTAATACTTTAATTTCGTCTGGTGTCATGGTCGTTGCTCCTGTTTAGTGTGAGTATATTCTAATTGGAATTAGTTATGTGTTAATACCACATAAATCACATAAGAATAAATCATTGTCAACATAATTGAAAACAATACCACTAAATCTTTTTTTGCGCCAGCCCAATCTACGGTAATTGATGGTAATGTTATTTTAATGTTCATTTGCTTTGCTCCGTTGTGTTTAAGATAGGGCTATGTAATAATAGCCCAGTTGTTATGTCAATCAATAAATGGTAATGATTTGGTTATTACTTGTCCTGCGATAACATCATCACCGTTAAATTTAGTAGTCCATGTTTCGCCTTCTTCCCCTAACCATTCAATTTCGCCTGTTAAAAGGTTTTCTACACGTTTAAGGAATAAATCTTCTTGCCCAGTTTTGCTATCATATCCATCAATGGATACATCACCGTTATCATGTAAGGTATAATCGAATCCCATTTGTGCTAGAACATCACCTACGCAATGACAGGTTTGGTCATAATCAGCATCCATCCAAGAATACCAATGGCGTGTTTTCTCGCCACCAGTCCAACCACCACCGTTTTTAAGATGATTGTTTTCTGGATTGTTTAGGTCTTTCCAGATTGCTAAAACTGTTTCTTTGTTATGTGCTGGAATAACTGCTGTTGATTCTTTGATTTGGATGTAATAGCCCATGATATTTGCTCCGTTGTTGTGTTAAGATAGGGCTATTATTACATAGCCCTGTTTTCATGTCAATCTAATTTTTATTCTTCAACCATTGCTGGGGTTAGTTCAGTGTAGCCACGCCCGAAATTTACATACCATTGACCATCGTTGCGTAGGATGTAATCATATTCCTCTTTCTCGCCTGATAAGCGATACATTTCAAAGTTAGGGAAGGTTCTAGCACTGATCGTATCTTCACCACGGTCACGCCCGTAGAAGGTTGTCATTTTGCCATATAACTCTTTATATTGGTCATAAAAGATACCAGCATCACTAGAATCAAATGGGTGTTTCTCACCAATGGTTTCTCTTAGACTGCTAATATCACCTAAGTTGATTAGGTCTTCGAGGACTTTAGGGTCTGAGTAATTTTCCAGTAATAACCTACCGTTATATGATAGGTAGCCATCCCAATGACTATAAACTTGTTTTACTGTACCATCAGTTAATTCAATCGCGATTGTTGAACGTGTTGCCATTATTTGCTCCGGTTAGTTAAGATAGGGCTATGTAATAATAGCCCTGTTTTTATGTCAATAACTTTATTCGACTTCGTAGGTATCGAATGATGCGCCAGCCGCTTCAATAATTGATTGTGGGTCTGTTTTAAATTGGTTAAGCTTGTCTTCTAATGCGGCAATCAATTCTTCGGCAGTAGCATAGCCGTCTGGGTCGGTATTTTCCACGCTGAATGCAATATCGAAGGCATGGTTAAATCTTTTTGGTGCTGGGTTGAATACCTCTGATACCCGTTTGGCAATGGTATAGATATGATTTTCAGCGGCTTCGCTTTCATGGCTATCAACGGTTTCAAGGTAGTGATTACGTTCGCTATCAAGGACATAATCAATCATTTTCATTAAGTCGGTATATTGGTCAGTTGTTAATTTGGTTGTTAGCATATCGGTTGCTCCGTCAATGTTTAAGTTGGTGTTATTATTGCATTGTTCTTGAATGATGTCAACTTTATTCTAAATCACACCATAACTTTTCGTCAGTATATTTCGATTCCCAAAACAGTTGAGTTGCATTCTTAAATACTTTAAGATGTGTGCCACCCCATTCAATTTCGCAATCATCATCGGTAAATTCTGAATAATCACTATCGTCAATCGATGTTATTACTTCTTCATCATCATCAATGCGTTTTATAAACATTGAATTAGGATTTTCATCAACCCACCAGAATACCATGTAATCACCACCAGTATCATTTAATGCTTTTCTGGCTTTTTCAATCAATGGTTCAAAATGTGTTTTATCGCATAGATAATAATCTGGTGGGCTATCCCATTCTGAACTGCTGAAAATTTCGTAAGGTTTTAATTCGCTCATTGTGTTTGCTCCTGAGTTATGTATTGAATTATACTAGGTTATTGCTAATTGTCAATAGCCATGATAAAAAACAGTTAGACGGTTGTTATCAATAATATAACCTTCAAAGTTGTCTAACTCATCAATTGACTTGATAAATGATACTTTCAATGTATCATTACAGTATTTGGTATATCTTTCATAATCATAACTTTTATCCATATCAAGATACCAATTACTAATATGATCGATTGAGTCAAAAGCCACCATTGCTTTAACTGCAATGGTTTTATAATTTTCTAGTGTTAGTTCCTCACATCGATTTTCAATGATATGGTTTAAAGCCAGTCTAAGGCAACCGTGAAAATCATTATCGCTAAAATGAAATGCTATAAAGTTATTCATTAGATGATCCGTCAATGTTTAAGATAGGGCTATTATTTCATAGCCCTGAATAGGTGTCAATGTTTAATTTATCGTTCCATGAAGTCGTCTAAGTCGAATACAAACCCACAATCACAAGAATCACCGACTTCGGGATTACCTTCTATAAATGCGTCACATGATGGGCATTGGTGGCTATAAAAGTCCTTGACTTCATTGTATTCTTCGTTTATAACGTCAATCAATCCAACAGCGGGTTCTTGGGTAATGATATATCCCAAGCGATTGACATAATGCCAGCCACTTGTTACATCAACATTTCCGGTATCGCACATAACAGTCCAAACACGTTCTGGTTCTGAATTTTGAATAGATAAAACGTATTCGTATTCATCCCCATAGGTTTCAAACATAAGCCCACCCATTGAGGCATTTGGGTCAAATGTATTGGTTTCTGGGCGATAGGTTTCAAATTGTTCCCAAGTGATTTGTTGTGTCATTGTTTTTACTCCTTAGTTAGCTATTGCTACTGATAATACCACACAGTTTGGGTAAGCGTCAAGTGCTTGTTCTTCGGCATGGTTTAAATCATCGGCAGAACATTCAAAGACTATTTCATCCAACCATTCACCATCGCAAAATTCTCGTAGATATACATCATATTCTTGCATTGTTTTTACTCCTTGATTTGAATTTTTTGAAGTTTGTATAACTCGACTTCGTATAGGTCGATTTCTTCATAGGTATCACAGTATTGTTCACCATCGTGTTCATCAGTATAGTAAAATTCGGTTTCATCGCATACATCCATGCGATAACAATAACCATCAATGGTAATGAATGCGGCTTCTGATAAGATACGTCTTTTTTGTTCTGGGGTCATTTCGTTCATTTGTTGCTCCGGTTAATTAAGATAGGGTTATTATAACTGTTTAATCATTGGTGTCAAGCATTTCTTCAAATAAGAATCCATAGCGATTACGGAATGCCTTGATGGTGCGTGATGGTATCTTTTCTGATTGAATCTCGATACCTTTCACTGATACCAAATACTTGATAATAGCAATTGGTAGGACTTCTACCCGCATGGTATTAAATCGGTGTTCCCATTCGGCTTGTGTCCAATTGTCGCCAGTTACTCGCACATCATTACAAATGAATCTTAACGTGTCAATCTCTTTTTTATCTGGTGCGGTTAAATTGAACATACAATAATTAAGCATCACATCAACTTCATCATGTTTAGATACTTGGTCAGCATGGATGATACCGTTTACCAGTGATTGTAATGTTTTATTCATGTATAACTCCATTAGTGATTGATATTTAGATTGTACAGGATATGTTAATCAGTGTCAATAAAAGAAAGCCCTTGACACCATATCGGAGCAGTGATAGGATGTCAAGGGCTGTATAGATGATAGCGGTTCAACATTACATTTCGGAGCAATGATTTGTAATGTTGTGCTATCGTACCGTTTCACAACGGTTTATTATCAGCTCAACCAATAGCCATACGGAGCATTGTAGGCTTTGGGAGCAGGGCATTTGATAGGGGTTCGGGGAGCAATCCTACTAACCTATCGAATTCGGTTATTAAACTTCTCTGAGTGTCATTCTAGCGACTTTTTTCCATTTATCGCTTTCAGGGAAGGCTTCGGCTAATTCGGCTGTCTTAGACACCGTTCTTAGCGATAATTTGATTTTATCTTTATTATCCAGAACATAGTCTACAATTGCCTGTTTAGCTTCATCGGTTAAATCTAAATCATCAAGCATACCATCAGAAACTACCTGTTTAATTCTTAAACTTCGTTCCCTGATTGAATGTACAGTTAAATCAAAGTAATGGCATCGGTCTTCCAATGCTTCAAAATGTGCTTTCAATGACTTACTTCTAACGTGTCTAAAATCAAGGTTAGTGATAAAGATAACACCACCTTGGAATTCAAAGGTATTTGGGATTCCTTCATCGCGTAGTGAATGGCTATCAAAGTTCCAGCTTAACATTCGTTTCTTACTGGTATCAAGTGCCGCTTTTAATAAATTCAAGCTACGGTCTGATTGAAATACATCATCACAGTCATCGAATACTACTACATTTTTTGCGTGGCGATATTCATAAAGTTTCTTGAACATACCAAGTTCACCAATTGCACCGCGTACAATTTCGTATTTCTTTAATGATTGGTCATTGGCTATCGTGGCAAACATATCATGGTAGCCTAATACCTTTTCTACACCAAATGTCTTGCCTACACCAGCCGCACCGGATACAATCATCGAACGTACCTTGCCACTCTTAACTGCTCTGGTCATGTCTTCCAAGAACTCAAAGCGTTCCCGTAGTCGTTCCATGATTTCTTCGTCTGTTTCTATTACCTTAGTCATAGTTGCTCGTGTTAGTTGTTGAAAGAAAACTGATTTTAGCATTAAAAAATGTCTATGTCAATATAAAAATCACTGTATTTTGTTAATTTTTAATGTGCTAAATTTTTCGATGCTTTTCGCCACATTATACAGCATTTTGATGTATTATACAAGCACAATTGACGATGTTCATGCAACATTTTTAAAATAGCCATTAAATACGTTAAAATTAGCTACCCAGTAGGGTAGGATGGGTTTTGTTTAAAACGTGTTTAAAACGCTTTATTTTGATAATATGCGCCCTTAGAAGGAATCGAACCTCCATTCTGGGAGTAGAAATCCCATGTCCTATCCATTAAACGATAAGGGCATAATTAACCATATAGTAAAACACCCTGATACTCTCACACCACTGATTACAGGAGTTGAACCTGCCAAGACGGATACTTTTAATACCCTAATAACAAGATGTTTTACTATATGTTCTTTATGTGCTTATTATAAGCTATCACCCCGTTCCTGTCAAGTGATAAATAATTGTGGTAATCAAGATATTTGCACTATCTTGAAACCCAGCCTAGAGGAACTGGGCTGTCCCACTAAATTATTTATAACTGGAGGTCATTATGACAAAAAGAATCTATATTGTCAACACAATTTGTTGCATCAACTGTAAATCAGAAATAAGAATATGTAATTTTGAAAAACATATTAAAGGAGTTAGTTGTAATAAAGGTGGTACTCGTGTAAACCTAACAAAATCAAGTGTATCATCAATTGGCGATACCTGTCAATTTTGTGGCGTAGAAAATCACAATAAAAATTCATTGATCCAACATCAATTACGATGCACAAAAAATCCTGATAAGCTGATAATGTCCAAATCAAGGAAAGGCAAAAAAACAGATCGTAAAGGATATAATCAATTTTCTAAAGCTAGATTATTAGGACTACCAGTACCGATTGTTTCATTAGAAACTCGTCAAAAATTAAGCAATATCAATCATAAGAAAACTTGGACTATTGAGCAACGAGAAAAATTTAAGCGTATTATGAAACAAGTAGTTATCGACAATCCAGAATCATATTGTGCTGGTAATCAAGGTAGAGTAAAAACCTATGAAATTGATGGTATGAAATTAAAAGGTAAATGGGAAGTAAAGTTTTATCTATGGTGTAAACAACATAATATAATCGCAGAACGACCATTAACAGGATTTGAATATGAATGGAATGGAACTAGACTGTATTTCCCAGACTTCTATCTTCCTGCGTTTGATTTATATGTGGAAGTAAAAGGATTTGAAACTGATAGGGATCAGGCTAAATGGTCAGCCTTTCCACATAAATTAGGGATTGTACGAAAGAATGAAATTAAACAAATCATTTTCAATTTGTTTAACATAGAAAGTATTATGTAAGTTATTGATTTTAAAGTGTTTTGTGATCCCCCTCAGGCTCGAACTGAGAGTCTCAACCGTTATGAGCGGTGTGTTTTATTCCTATTTAAACTAAGGGATCACAAAACACTCTAATTTATATGTTATTTATTATACTACATTTTACTACATTGTCAAGCTTTATTTTAACCCTGTCGGTTTGAGCATTGTTAAGAGGCTTGACAGGGTTAAGTAATAACAGGTTTGAGCATTGTTAAGAGGCTTGTTATAATCTTTAATAAACTCGGTTATACTTGAGCGATTTTATTAAGTTTCTGGAACACTTTAAAACAGTCTAAATACCAATTAGACTTTAAAACTTGCCATGCACTTACCCGACATGGCTTAGGTATTACTGTTTAACCTATAAACATAGAAAGAATAAAAAAATGAAAATGAAAACATTAAATTATTCAATATAACCACTATTGGGTAATGGGTATATTGAATGCCATGCACTTACCCGACATGGCTTAGGTATAACTCGTGCTATTTATCGTAAGTAATTTTTAGTAGATTCCGCGATCAAGATGCTGGATGCGTATGATTACGGTCACTTTTGCTTTAACAGGTATTCCCCTACCCGTTATAAGCTGGTAGTTTTACCTACCAGCTTATTTGTTTATTATACCAAACTTCGATATAATGTCAATCAGTATTTCATTTAAAAAAACAGTCTAAATACAAGTTAGACTTTAACAAGCAGGCGGCTACTTGTTGAACAGGTATTAGCGTACCTGTTATAAACTGGTAGGTAAAGCTACCAACTTATTCGTTTATTATACCGGACTTCGGTATAATGTCAACCTTTTAAATAGGTTGAAAGTTGTTTAGTTTTTTGATACCATTCATTTTCAGGTGGTATAAAAGTATTAACATTTTCTTCTATTTTACTTAATGAAGTAAGTAGAAATAATAACTCATCTTCATCAAATATCTCTGATGGTAGATTGAAATTATTACTGGTTTTCATCACAAAACTATACAATTTATCAAGTGCTTGTAAATCAACCGCAAAAGAATACCATGTATTATAAGGATTATCTTTATCTACGACTTCATAAATCTTCATCGCTGGCTTCCAATAATCCTTTATCTATCATTCTTTTACGCGCTTTTTTAACCACTTCTATCATTTGATTAGATAGATCGCCAATTTCGTGCATTGCATTTTCAAAATCTTCTTTATTATCACAAGTTTCGTATGCTTGCATGATTTCCGTTTTACTTTTATTCATAAATCTACCAACTTATTCGTTTATTATACCGAAGTCCGGTATAATGTCAATCAGTTTTTATCAAGAAGTTATAAGCTATTGAAACTATTGCAATGGTTGTAAATGTCATAACAATAACAATCACAGCATTTTCTAAAAAATCTCTAATCTTTTCCATCATTGCAAGATACTATAAAGAACGATTAAAAAAGCCATTGTCATCGCAATAGGCGATAACTGGGTAATGATAAGTTTAATGATTTCCCAACCTTGTTTCATAAGAAAACCACGCACATCATAAACACAAAGCCGATTAAAGGCAACAATACTGCATTACTCCAGAACGGGTAATAATGTACCTCGCTTTCTGGGTTCAAGGTATTTTCAGTAGCTTTTAAAAAGCCATCGAAGTTAGCTGATTGTTTGGCTTTTAACTCTGTTAAATAATGTCTTCTTAGCATATTGTCCTCTGGGATATTAGTCATTAAAATTTCCTAAATTGATTTTACTGGTTTAATCACATATAACAACGGCTTGTCTTCTGCTGGTTGTTCTATGATTACTATTTCTTCTTTTTTTGGTATTACCATTGAAACTTTATCATGTAAAGTTTTACTTGGATTATCATCATTATAAATGAGTAGTAATATAATTGCTATCCCAACGATAATTAGTGTAACAATGTTACCCCATACTTGTTTCATAATTATACACATCCTTTATAACATTGTCAATGATTTTTTTCTTGTATTCATACCACGCTTGTTGTGGTGTCTTGCCCCTACCTTCGATATGGTCATCATAACATAACCAGATACCATTGGCAATCTTTAATTTAATTCTTGGTTTCATGTGAATTGTCAATATCCTCCTGATCCATATTTACTAGCCAATCTCGGCGATTGATATATTGCCAATGCTTTTTAATAAACAACAAATTACCATTAGTATCCAACTTAATAAACCCATTGTTATAAACTGATTGTAATTCTTGACCATCTAGTAATGCCTTCATCAATTCAGCATCAGAATGAAATGTTTTTTGTTTGTCATTCATAAATAAAATAAATAAAAAATGTAGTTCGCGGATTGACAGTCCCAACTACTCTAACAGTTTATAAGGAACTATCAGCATGGATATTTATCAACCAATTCACAAGCATTGTAAAAAAAATGTAATCAGAGTTTAGCAATTGACCAATTTAGTAAAAACAAATATGGTAAACATGGTGTTAGATCAATGTGTAAAAAACTGTGATAGACGCTATAACGATGTAAAGTATAACAGAAGCGAAACTATAATACAAGTAGGATATAAGCATTGTGCAAACTGCAATAATGTATTGACTAACGATGAGTTTCATAAATCTAGTTATTCTAAAGATGGATTCAAATCAATCTGCAAATCATGTACATCTAGTCGAGCTAAAGAACATCGTCAATTAAATTCAGAACACTACCGCAATAAATCAAATATCTGGTATACTAATAACAAAGAAAAAGTAAGACAACGGATAAAACTAAATCGTAAAACCATATCTGAAAAAGAATCCATACGTCGTTCAACCGATCCATTATTTAAACTACGGAAAAATTTAAGTTCTCTTATTAGTAGTTCATTCCGTAATAACGGATATTCAAAAAAATCTAAAACCTATGAAATTCTCGGATGTTCTTTTGAAGATTTCAAAATATACATTGACAACCAATTTTTAGATGGTATGAATTGGGATAACCGTAGTGCGTGGCATCTTGACCATATCATACCATCATCGTTCGCAATAACTGAGAATGAAATTATATTATTAAATCATTATACTAATTTACGTCCATACTGGGCTAATGATAATATATCAAAAAGTAATACTATTACCGAAGATGCAATAAATCATCCATTGTATAAACAAATATTATTAACCCGCAATGAATAATTCTTCGTGGTTTTTCATTCAAGTAATCCTTCAAAAATTTCATCATCCTGTGTGAAAATGATACCTTCATCTTCTTTTGCGATAGCATACCATAGTCCTGATGCTTTTGCAAATGCTTTTGCCGCTTCTAAGAAGTTGAAAAAGTTGGTGGTGTTGTTAATGATAACTTGATACATATCAATCCCTCATCCATTGACCAATAAGGAATCCAACAATAAACAATCCAATCAAATAATAAATCATTATTCTGCCTCAACTGTAATTTCACGGGGATAACCATCTACTGCTATCAATGCTCTACGGACTTGTTTTTCATCCATATCATCGGCATAATATACAGTATCAACAAGGGCATAGTCAAGAAAAACTTTCCAAGCCTTTAAATGCTTGCCGCTCTCTTTAAGTGTTGGTATCTGTTCTGATGTTTCATCAATATCATCAATGTCATCAATGTTCATACTAATTCCTTGTTGTCAAATGGTTTAACTGTGATAATGCCATTTAGTTGACCAGCTTTATAGGCTAACATTAAGGCTTTCTTGATACTGAATACAGAACAATCGTGAAAATCTAAACTATCACGGTTTCTGGTTTCTAATGTTTCAATACCTAATTGAGTTTTTGCAATTTCAGTTATAACTTCAATCGGTGTCATTGGTTTATTCTCCGTGTTAAGATGTATCCATTATAAGCCAATGGATACAATTGTCAACTTATTTTGGTTCTACTTCAAATTGACCTTTATAACCATAGTATAAAATCAATTCACGCTTGATTGACTTAGCATCATAGGACGCTGGAAAGTAAACCATATCGATTAGTTTATTCGTGCGTGGGTCAAATACTCGCCACGGCACACGCTTAAAAATAGCCATTATTCGCCTTCTTCAAGGTTATCATACCCTGTTAATGTCGTTTCATATACATCATCCCACATCGCGCCACATTCATGGCATTCTATCTCTTGTGTTAATGTATGACCATCAAATGTAGACGCACCAGCTTCAATATGATAGCTATTGCAAATTGGACATTGTTGAGCTTTTCTTACAATGTATTCCTCATTACTAAGTGCCATTATTCTACCTCAACCGCGTGGTCTGGTGTGAAGACATTGACTTTACCATCAAATTGTAGTAATTCTGCCGTATCATCTTCGGTTTTGATATACTGCTTACCTTTATCTAGGTCAGTAAATTTTTGACCAATAACGACTTCTGAGAACTGAATTTGCATAGTTAATTCCTTGTATGAATAGTTAAGAATGGGGTATCGTTAAATACCCCGTTAAATGATTAGATTGCTTTTTCGCGTTTGCCTTCGCGCTTGATTCTTTCAGCGATTTCCTCTCTGTGGATTTCAACGTCTTTTGGTGCGTTCATTCCTAATTTAATCTGTCCGCCTTGAATGCCTAGAACGGTGACGGTGATGTTATCGTTGATGATGATTGTTTCGCCTAAACGTCTTGTTAATACTAGCATTTTGTACTCCGTAATGTATGTGTGTGTTTTGTTTAGCTGAGCCGCCATTATAGCGGCTCTTGGTTATTCTGTCAAGAACTTACCAACTTGAATGATAGATAAATTCCCAATTGGTTTTTGATGCTTTTGACAATACTTTTCTTAGGGTTTCGCGGGTTTCTTTTAAATCCCATAGATAATACTTGTCATAATCGGTAGAGCCGAAAAAGAACCCTGATGTACTAGGCATCAGTCCATTTAATCTAGCCTGTACCTTATTTGATGGTGTCCAGTTATAAGAATTAAACTTGGTATCATCATTAGGTGGCATTTTAACACCGCCAAGGGCTTGTCTAATGGTCAATTGCAATTGTTCTAGTTTTTCTACTGGAACAAGTGTATATTGGCATTCATCAACCCCATCTTGGGTATGTTCAACGAACCAGTTATGGATTTGGTTTGCTTTACGCCAGTACCCAGCTTCGGTTTCGACAATCCAAGTATCACCAACTCGTTTAATGGTTTTTAATTGACCAATTTGCCCATCAAGACGTGGTAGTTTTGCCAAGTCTTCTAAAATTTGCTTACCGTTGCCGAAGTATTCAGAAACGTATAAACCATCATCGTCATCTACCGCTGGCTCGTTTAAGGTATTGAAATAATTGATATACATTTTTTCTTTACGCTTTTTTGGCGATAAAGTTTTTCTTGCATTCAAATAAGAATCTAAGCCCATGATGTTGCTCCTGTCAGTGTTGTTTAAGATGTGTCTATTATAACCTAATTGGTATCGATGTCAAGATTTAATTGATTTCAATTGCTGATACTTCACAATCCCAATTATCAATGGTCATATCGTGATGACCACTTAATTTACCATCACCAGCTAATTCATTTACCATGTCCGTTAAATGCTCTTTTACTAATGATGCTTTATCGATTGTTTGTAAATCATCGGTATCATATACCAAGCGAATTGTTACGGTTGCATTTACTTGTGTCATTTTTTGCTCCTATCTACAAATTTTATTGATTTCGTCTGCTGTTTTATTACTCTGAGCATATTCCATTTTGCATTGTTTAGTGGTATATTCACTAACACCAGTGACAATAACTGGCAACGCGATTAGTCCAATAACTATCCAACCTAAATTCATGGTTTACTCCGCTTTATCAATGTATGATTTTACATCATCAAATATGGTTTCATCAATAGAAACTGATGTTTCCCATGCCAAGAATTCTGTGCCATTTTCTGTGCCGTCATCCCATGTAAAATAATCAGTAGAACCTTCTACATCAAAATCTTGAATGATAACTTCAATATCTGGATTGGTTGCAAAGATATTTTGAATCAATCCACCTTCGACTTGGATTACAATTTTATTAGCCATTTTCCGCTCCGTTGTGTTAAGATGTGTTTATTATAACCTAATTGGTATCGATGTCAACTACTTTACATATCCAACCGTAGGTTTTTCATATAACTCAATGTTATGGATTGTTTTCATAGATCGACCATGATAGCGTTCAATGTACTCTGTGATTAACGCACGGGCGTTATCTGTGCTTTCAGCCATCACAAAGTTCACCATACGGGAATTATTGCAATGTGGTTGAAATTGCCATGATACCCGATATTCTTTTAATTCACTCATTTTCCGCTCCGTTGTGTTAAGATGTGTTTATTATAACTGGTTATTACAAGTTGTCAAGCAATAATTGCTTTTTTTCTTCGCGCCAATCATTTTCTGCTGGCACATAACTACCATCTTTAATCCAGTAGCCTATGTCAAGAATATCAACGCCTTCATTGAATTCAGTGCCATAATAGCGTTTATATTCGGCAATGTCAACCCTAATTGGTGTATCCATTTCACTATCTAACTCTGAAATGAAAACTTCACCTGAAATTGGGTCAAATGTGAAACTACCTAAAGAACTATATGCCTTGACCATTACACCACCTCATAATCAGTGATTTCGGTATCAGTGATTTCAATACCGTCAAGATTAGACTCAAAATCGCATGACATCTCTGAAAATACAGTATCAAAGTCAATTGCTTTTTCACTTTCGATGTCTAAGCGTACCGTAACATACATAACTGTTGTTGCCATTATTCACCGCTCCGATAGGAATTAACCAAGTTTTGTAATTGGAGTTTTTCATCCCGTAAAGTTGCATTTTCAGCCATAACATCATCGATTTCTTTATCAAAATCGATACATTGTTGTATCAATTCTTCTTTTGTTAAGGTATGCCAATAGTTCTTATCAGTTGTCATAGTTTGCTCCGTGTGTAAGATGTGTTCATTATAGCTTAATTGGTGTCGGTGTCAAATGTTTTTGATAAAGTGTCCCATTCTTCGGATTCTTCAATCAAGAACTTGCTTAATGTTCTATTGATTCCATCACCACTTTGTTTTAATAGTTCTTGCATCATTTCTTTAGATGTGTTGGCTACCAGCTCACCGATGCTCGATTGGATTTGACTGATATGATGTATCCATGCCAGTTGTCTATTACTGAATTCATCAATCAAGTCATCTAGTTTTTTTTCACATAGTATGGCATCATCTTGGTCTGAAAAATCAGCACATAGCATACCACATGAAATAGAATCATCAAAGCTATTTTCTATTGCGTCATTCTTTATCCTGATAAATTCTTCATCATTTCCAAATAATTCTAATATACCCGCTGGGATTGCTACACTAACTCTATAATCTATTGCCATTTTTATCGCTCCTTAAAAAGATATGTTCATTATACCTATATGGTAAATGATGTCAAGTATTTATTTCACCATTTACCATCAGGAATTACTGTACCATCAACTTTTGGTAGGACATAAACCCAAGCATCACCGTATTCAGTGGGTATCAATACCCTGTCATAAAACAACGGATAACCTTCTAGGTAATCAGTTAATTCTAGGTCTGCTACACGCCATACCTCACCATGAATAGCGGTATCACCACCAAGGCTAATGGCTGGAAATGCACCCAAATCATACATCGTATAAGACGGTTCTGTCAAGTGATTGCCAAGCAATTCACCATCTGATATAAGTGCATTATTCGGATAACCAGCTTTTAGTGTGCCATATACAAATAATAATGTTTTCATGTTGTTATTATACCTTGTTATTTGTATATGTCAAAAAAGAATGGTATCGATGTGATACCATTCTTATCTTTATCCTCTATTATACTGGGCTATGCCCATTCTATTATATTAAACTACAAAGTAGAATCTCTAATGTTGTGCATCATAGCACCTATGTTCGCCAGTTAAAAGATATGGTTATATTACTACAATTTAACCGATTGTCAAGCTATTTTTTTACGGTCTAAAACTGTAATGGCATAGTCTACCTTATTGGCGGTAAATTGAATATCACCATTACTATCGATATAACAATCAGTTAAGTCATTTTCATTAAAAATCCACCACTCATCCTGCAGGGTAATGATTTCAAAGCTTGGGTCTTCATCTTCTGGGTCAGTTATGTTGACCGTAGGGAATACCAAGAAATTGTCAAATTGGATAGCCCAAGCTGATGCTAAGATGTGTAATAATTCATTGAATGGTAGTTTTTTCATTTTTTACTCCTAAATGTCTTGTTCAAGGTGTTGTAATATGCCACGCAATGTGACATAAGTAATCATTTCGTGGTTAAATAATAACACTGCCGCTTTCACTATGTCAAGTGAATTTAGGTCATAATCGGCTTCCCATACACCATCGCCATCATAAATGGCAATGGCATCAACTGATACCCCGTGTTGCGTTATACCTTCTTTGGTATCGGCTGAAATAACCTTATTATCATTATTACCAACAAATCTAACTTCAAATTCTGGCATCTTGTTCGCTCCAATGTGTTTGAATAAGCCGCCATTATAGACGGCTTTTGTTAAGCTGTCAACTATTCAGCAATAAATCTTTTAGGTATCTTGTATGTTCTACCACTGGCAATATCCATACCCAATAATGGATTAACACCGACAATCTCGACCTGTTTAACAGTGCTATTAACCAATGGTATGACATCACCGATATTGAATTTCATACTGGCACGTTTGGCTTTCTTGGCGTGGTATTGTTCTACATCATCGCGCCATTCTTGCGATAATACCACACTTTTTTTCAAGAACTTTTTAGGACAGGTGTAATAATATGGATGTGCGGATTCTGAAAAACAATTATAACCCCATTCACCAGCACCAAATGGTTTAAGTAGGAATAAGTGAATTAGTAAATCACCCTCTTTAAATTTACCTTCAATGCCCTGTGTGGCTGGATATAAGCCCCATAAATGATTGCCAACTAATGACCAGTCAGTGATAGTTGGATTATCACGTTTTAATTCTTCAACCAGTTGTGCTTTCGTTTGCTTGCTTACTAGATAACCCATGTTGTTT